ATACAGAAAAGTGCGACACTATAAAAAACATTGAAGGCATTTTTAAGGCACTTGCAACTGATATAGTAGCAAATGAGGGCAAAGGTATATTTTATGCAAAAAACAGGCTTGGAATGACAGATAAAGCCCAAACAGATATAAAATTAAATGAGGTTCATGTATTGCCAGAATGGTTGACAGCTCCAACACTTAGTAATTTATAATGAAAGGGTATAAAATAAACAACATTGAAACTTTATGCAGTTTCATAATGGCTGAAAAACCAGAATTAAAAAAGGTTAATGAGTTAATATGGCATTTAGGAATTAAGGCAATAATTTTAGATGAAGCAGAGCCAGAAAAATATTGCAGCTTATTAGTTGACTATTGGCAAAAGTGGAAACATACAAAAGAACGACCTATATTTATTGGGATTGAACCTTTAGATTAGGCAAGTTAAAAAAACAAAAACATTATTACATACATAAGTTTATGTAAATCTGTTATTTACCCGTATGGGGATAGTCATAAATCCCTAATAGGGTCGGAAACCACTTGGATTGTTAAACGTATATTTAGTCAGTTCGCAGATTTTGAAAACTACCTTATTTGGAATTGTTAGAAATAAATTGTAAAGAAAGTAGGTTTTTTTGCGGGTAAAATTTCGTTACTTGTAAGTATGAGAAATATAATAATCTATTTAATAGTTAGGAAATACGCTAAAAGAGCGGGTTTAAAGGAGTTTAATAAAATACCCTACAAAGTTGTATTTGAAGCTATAAAACGAGCCAAAAAAGACTATCAAAAAGGCAATGAAGAAAGTTTTATCCTACTTATTGCAAAAAATAGTTTTGTGAATTATTTCAAATTGAGAAACAAAGCTGTTTAAAGCCTTCAAAGTGGATTTTCTGAAAGTTATTGTACCTTATTTGTACCTTAAAAGTATTGAATTATCGTAAATACTTATAAATAAATGGTTTAAGGTAGTTAGTTACTTTCTGTATCGGAAAGTAACCACCACAAAACAACCAAACATTAAACCAATAAGAAACTTATACAAAGCCCTTTAATACAGGGCTTTTTTTATGCTTATAAATATAGGTTTGTTTTGTGTTAATAGTTGTTTGTTTATGTAATATTTGTACCTTTGCTGTACCTTACTATGGGTTGAAAGGCAAATTTGTACCTCAACCCATTTTTTAGGTTTACAAAATTGACACTTTTAAACACTTTAATACAGTATAGTACAAAATGAGTTCAAATATTAAGATACAACGTATTTGCCAGCATTGCGGTAATGAGTTCACAGCACGAACCACCACCACGCTGTACTGTTCACACCGTTGCAATAGTGCAGCATACAAAGCCAAACAAAGGGCTGGTAAGGTTGAGCAAAGCAATAAGGAAACCCAGCGTATAAAAAGCCAACCTATTGAGGAACTAAAGGCAAAGGAATTTTTAAGCGTTACACAGGTTTCAAAGTTAATAGGCTGTTCCCGACAAAATGTTTACAACCTTATCAATACTGGTAAACTGAAAGCGACAAACATTTTATTAAAGAAAACTATTGTAAAGCGTTCAGACCTTGACAAACTATTTAAAGAGCCAGCCAACCGAACACAGCCCGAAGGAATACCCGAAACACAAAAGCAGGAATTAAACAAATGGGTACAGGCTGGGGGCTTTGATATTGCAGACTGTTACAACCTTACCGAAGTACAAAGCAAATACGGTATTTCAGAAACAGCCTTACAAAACCTTATCAAACGAAATAGCATACCCAAAATAAAAAAGGGCTGGTTTGCATACGTTCCGAAAACGGTAATTGATAAACTATTGAGTTAAACACTAAAGCATAAAAGACAATGGCAATAAAAGTAAAATTAAGAGAAAAGAAAATTTCAGGGAATAGGCAAAGTTTGTATTTAGATTTTTACCCAGCTATACCACACCCCGAAACAGGCAAACAAACCCGAAGGGAATTTTTAGGGCTGTACCTTTTTGATAAGACAAAGAACCCTATTGATAAGCAGGGCAACAAAGAAACTTTACAGCTTGCCGAACAGATAAGGCAGAAACGTGAAAACTATTTAAACAAACCCGAAATTTACACAGGGTACGAAAAGGAACAACTAAAAATTAAAGAGCAGGGCGAACAGAATTTTGTTGCCTACTTTAAAAACCTTGCCGACAAGCGCAAAGCAACTAATCACGATAACTGGGTTTCAGCTTACAATTACCTTGAAACATTTACTAAAGGGAATTTGAAGTTTGCCGACCTCAACGAAAAGTTTTGTAATGAGTTCAAAGAGTATTTACTCACTACCAAAAGCAATAAGAGCAACAAAGTAAACCTTGCCCAAAATTCAGCTGTTTCTTATTTCAATAAACTGAAAGCAACTTTAAAACAAGCTTACAAAGATAATTTATTACCCAGCGACCTGAACAGTAAAATTGAATGTATTGAATCACAGGAAACAATAAGCCAAACCCTTACCATTGAGGAACTGAACACACTTGCAAAGGCTGAATGTAAAAACCCACAACTTAAAAAATATGTTTTGTTTTCAGCCCTTACAGGGATGCCATTTAAGGAAATGCAAAACCTCAACTGGGGACAAGTCGAGATTTCAGAAACATTTGGAATAAGAATAAAAATGATAAGGCAAAAAACAGGTAAACCTTATCTTATTAATATTTCCGAACAGGCTTTTGGCTTATTAGGTAATCGCAAAGAGCCAACCGACAAAGTCTTTGAAGGAATTAACAACCGTGACAGGTATTATTTTTTTCCGTTATGGCTTGCCGAAGCTGGAATAAAAAAAGAAATGACCTTTCACGATTTACGCCATACATACGGCTGTTTGCAAATAGATGCTGGAACAGATATTTATACTTTACAGGGAAATATGGGACACTCAACACCCCGACAAAGTATGATGTACGGGAAAATAAGCGACCAAAGAAAACGTGAAGCAGTAAATAGAATAACAATAGACTTATGAATTTAAAATTAACCCAAAAGGAACTGGCTGAACTATTCCAAACGTGCATTGAAGGCGGAATAAGTAAAGCAGATTTGAGCGAAAGCCATAAAGCACAATTACTAACCTATGCAAACCAAAGAATTTACAATAAAAGGAAAGATTTGTTTGAACTATTAAATAAAGGCTTTTTAACTCAAAGCCATATTAATAACGATTTAGAAGGGTATTTAAAAACTCAAGTTAAACAAGAACAAACCATAATTGAATGGTTAAGTAAAAAATATATTTCAATTACAATAGAGCAAAAAGACTTAAATGAAAAATACTTAATTGAAAAAAAAGAAAGTGCCGACCTGTTTGAAGCTTACAGCAAAGAGGCAGAAAAAATAAAAAACATTGAAAAAGAAATTGAATTTTGGAACAATAAAAAAACAGAATACTTAAAGAATTTGCCCTTAAACTCTTTCAATGTTTCTGCAATGGTGACAAAACAAAACGGGCAAGAAATAGAAATATTCTTTGATAAATTAGTTACTGACAAGGTAAAACAATTAATTCAACTATCTAAAATTAAAAATACAATTCCACAAGTTGAAACCAAAACGGATAAACTTAAAGCTGTACTGGGTAATTACGGTTTCTTTGAATTGCTAAAGGTTAAGCAGCTTTCAGAGCCAAACAAACAAAGCCTTGTTGAATTGATAAGTACAAACGGATTGCCTTACAGTATTGCAATGTTTGATTTTTTAGGGTTTTTAAAGCACATAGAGAGCGAATATTTTAAAACGAAATACAAACTAAATCTTGAGGTTTCAAAGTGGTTTAATTCAGATAAAGACGGGCGAGCCGTTAAGGGTAATATTTCCAGCCTTTCAGATTATAGTACAGAAAATAAAAGCAAGTACACAGCACACACCCATAAAGAAACTGTAAAAAAAGATTACCAAAAATTAAAATAGGGAGTACCCCCCTATTGTTGCCCCTAAAAGCCCCCTATACCATTGCACTATCAAATATAGTCAAATGGAAAATTTAACAGAGGGTTTAACCCTTGAAACGTTACCGAAAGCCTTTACACGCCTTACCAATGAAGTAAGCGAAATAAAAAGGCTGTTACTTGAAAAAAGTAACGAACAAACAACAGAAACCGACCGTTGGTTTGACCTCAACGAACTTTGTATTTACCACCCCGACAAACCAAGTAAGCCCACAGTTTACGGCTGGGTGAACGTTGGTACTATTCCCGTACACAAAGGCGGTAAAAAATTGAGGTTTCTAAAATCGGAAATTGATAACTGGTTAAGGCAAGGCAGAAAAAAGACGTTGGCAGAAACAGCCAGCGAAGCCGAACAATATTGTAAAACTAAAAAGGGGTAAGCTATGCAGGAACATAACAACACCCCTAATAAGTTAAGCACTAAAGACGGGGACAAAGATACAAATTTAAACACCATTACCCCAGCGTTCGAATTTGATAAATACGGTATAGGGGTTGAGGATATTAAAACCGAAGCTGAACAACTTTTAAAGCAAGTAAATGAAGCCAAAGAAAGTAAAGGACTGTTCACCGTGAAAACAGCCAGCCGTTGGATTGAACAGGCGAAAACCCGACCTATTCCGCAAATGCTTTTTGGTGAACTTTGGTTTGAGGGTGAACTATGTATTTTGTTTGCCGACACCAATTTAGGTAAGTCAATTTTAGCCGTGCAAATTGGTAACAGTATAAGCAAGGGCGAACAGATACGGGGCTTTAAATTGGAAACACCAAAGCAACCGATTTTGTATTTTGATTTTGAGTTAAGCGACAAACAATTTGAAAACCGATATTCAATAAAGTTTGAACAGCATTACAACTTTGATAACAACTTTATAAGGGTTGAAATAAACCCCGATGCCACCATACCCGAAGCCCAAACCTTTGAGGATTACCTCAACCATTCATTGGAACGAAGTATTAACGAAACAGGGGCAAAGGTTTTAATTATTGATAACCTTACTTACCTTAAAAATGAAACTGAAAAGGCTAAAGATGCTTTGCCCTTAATGAAACATTTGAAAGCATTAAAAAACAAATACGGGCTTTCTATTTTGGCACTTGCACACACACCAAAAAGGGACTTATCAAAGCCAATTACTCGAAATGATTTACAAGGCAGTAAGATGCTTATAAACTTTTGTGATAGTTCCTTTTCAATAGGTGAAAGCCACAGCGACAAAAATTTACGCTACCTGAAACAGATTAAGCAACGGAACACCGAACAAATTTACGATGCTGAAAATGTTTGTGTTTGTCAAATTGATAAGCCCCTCAATTTCCTATTGTTTGAGTTCGTGAATTTCGGTAAGGAATGGGAACACCTGAAACAGCACACCGAAAAGGATAAAGAAAAGCTGAACGAAAAGGTAAGCGAATTAAAGCAGCAAGGGCGAAGCCTTCGGGAAATAGGGGCTGAACTGGGTATTTCACACATGAAAGTAAGTAGGATTTTAAAGGACTGTAACACCCTGTAACAACTGTAACACCCTGTTACAAGTGTTACACCTGTTACACTAAAGAGGTAAATAAATGACTGAACATAAATACATATTAGAGCCATACAAGGGAATGAATACCCGCTACCGTTGCCCCACTTGCCAGCAAAGGGATAAAACCTTTTCGCTTTACATTGATACGGAAACAGGCGAACACATACACCCCACCGTTGGCAGGTGCAACCGTGAAAGCAAATGCGGACACCATTATACCCCGAAACAATATTTTCAGGATAATAATATTTCATTTGATACACCCCAGCCCAAAGCATACAAGCCCCGACCTGTTACACCTCAACCAAAGCCCGTTTCATTTATTCCCGTTGAGGTATTTAAAGCCAGCCTGAACCCCACAGCATTTGAAACGAACCACTTTGTACAATTCCTTATTAACCTGTTCGGGGTTGAGGTTGCCAGCCAACTGGTAAGCCGTTATTTTATAGCTAGTTCAAAACACCAATTTACAAACAAATACTTTCCGAACTATAAAAGCGAAAAGGGGGCAAATGTATTTTGGCAGATAGATACACAGGGCAAAGTAAGAACAGGCAAAATAATGCTTTACAGCCCCACCACAGGCAAAAGAATAAAAGAACCGTTTAATCATATCAATTGGGTACATACAACCCTCAAACAGCCTGAATTTGAGTTAAGGCAATGTTTGTTTGGTGAACATTTACTAATTGATAAAACAAAACCCGTTGCCATAGTTGAAAGCGAAAAAACGGCTGTAATTGCCAGCGTTTATTTGCCAGCGTTTATTTGGGTTGCCGTTGGCAGCCTTAGCAACCTGAACGCTGAAAAATGCAGCATACTAAAGGGGCGAACAGTTATATTATTCCCAGACCTAAAAGCTTTTGATAAATGGAATCGCAAAGCAAAAGAACTTTCACACATTGCAAATTTCACCGTTTCCGATTTACTAGAACGCAAAGCCAACGAAGCAGACAAGAAACAAGGGTTTGACCTTGCCGACTATCTAATAAAATACGATTACAAAGCCTTTGCCATAACTGAACCCGAAGCCACCGAACCACCCCCAGCCGTTCAACTATTGGTTGAGGTAAAGCCGTTTGAACAGCACGAACAACCAAAACCCGAAAGCTGGGAACAAGATATTACCGAACTTGAAAACTACTTTACAAATATTACACTACCAACCCAGCCCGTAAAGCTGAACAGGTGCAGCACAATAATAAACTGTTCCCTATTCATTGAAAGTCACTTTTTCACCGTGAAAGCAAATAGTAACAAAAGAACCTTTTTACCATACCTAAACCGATTACAAGAACTTAGACAAATTTTAAACTAATAAAAATGGCAACACCAAGCACCGATATTTCATTGATACACTTAGAGCAATTAGCACACAAATACATTGAAGATTGCATGAATTTTAGAAAAGAACACCCCACAGCAAGCGGAAAAATAGTATTGATGCTTGACAGGCAAATACCAACAATAGATTATTTCCTAAGAATATGGATACCAATTCAAGGTAAGCCCACAATTAATCGTTCAACATATTATCGTTGGCTCAATGATTCTGAGAATACAGAAAAGTGCGACACTATAAAAAACATTGAAGGCATTTTTAAGGCACTTGCAACTGATATAGTAGCAAATGAGGGCAAAGGTATATTTTATGCAAAAAACAGGCTTGGAA